AATCAACGCTATATCAAACGCAGATGAGTGGGATATCAACTTAGTTGTAACTCCGGGTATCATCCGTTCTAAACACCCTGCTATTACTACAAAAGTAATAGATATGGTTGAAGATAGACAAGATTGTTTCTATATTGCTGATTTTGTAGATTACAATGCAACAATTACTGAAGCAACTGAAGAAGCAAACGCAGTAGATTCTAACTACGTTGGAACTTACTACCCTTGGGTTAAAACTGTTGACACTAACACTAACAAATTAACATCAGTTCCTCCATCAGTATTATTACCGGCAGTATTTGCTAGTAACGATAGATTGGCGGCTGAGTGGTTCGCACCAGCTGGTTTGAATAGAGGTGGTATCACTGGAGCAGTTAGTGTGTTGAATAGATTAACACATTCTGAAAGAGATACTCTATATGAGAACAAAGTAAATCCAATTGCGGCATTCCCAGGACAAGGTATTGTAGCATTCGGACAAAAAACATTGCAAGATAAGGCATCTGCTTTAGATAGAATCAATGTTAGAAGATTACTTATTACTCTTAAGAAGTTTATCGCATCTACATCTCGTTATTTAATATTCGAACAAAATACATCTACAACTCGTCAAAGATTCTTAAACACTGTGAACCCTTACTTAGAGGCAGTTCAACAAAGACAAGGACTTTACGCATTCAGAGTTGTAATGGACGAGAGTAACAACACACCGGACGTAATTGATAGAAACATATTAGCAGGACAAATTTTCTTACAACCAGCTAAGACGGCTGAATTCATAGTAATTGATTTCAACATCTTACCAACTGGAGCAAGTTTTAACGCATAATACGAAAATCAATAAAGTAGATATTTATTAATACAAATAAAAGGAATAAAAAATGGCAGAAATATTAGAGTTTGATAAGATGTTCTATACGAACTTCGAACCCAAAATGAAAAATAGATATGTGATGGAGATAGATACTATCCCTTCATATCTTGTAAAGGCAGCAAATAGACCTACAATTCAATTTGAAACCGTAACTTTAGACCATATCAACGTAAAGAGAAAGTTAAAAGGTAAAGGTGAGTGGCAAGATATCACTATCACACTTTATGACCCAATCGTTCCATCTGGAGCACAAGCGGTAATGGAGTGGATTCGTTTAGGACATGAATCAATCACTGGTAGAGATGGATACGCTGATTTCTATAAGAAAGATATTGATTTTTATCTATTAGGACCAGTTGGTGATAAGATTGAACAATGGAAATTGAAAGGTGCATTTATCTCTCAAGCAAACTTTGGAGATTTATCATTTGATTCAAATGAAGTTGCAACAATCGAATTAACACTATCTTATGATTACGCAATCTTAGAATTCTAATCTAAAAATAATAAAAATAAGGGGATATCAAAAGTATCCCCTTTTTTATGCTTTCTAATTTTTTAATTTCTATGTATTTATATATACAAACAAAATAAACATCGTTATGGCAGAAATGACAAATACATCTAAGGTGCAAATGCAAACAGCACCAAAACAAATTGATTTCCCAACGGAAGTTATTGAATTACCATCTCAAGGATTAGTATATCCTGAAGGACATCCTTTAAGAAAGGGTACTTGTGAGATAAAATATATGACAGCACGAGAAGAAGATATCTTAGCTTCTCAAAACCTTATTAAAAAAGGTATTGTATTAGATAAACTATTTGAATCGGTTGTAGTTGAACCTGGTGTAAATACGAATGATATTTACCTTGGTGATAAGAATGCTATTTTATTAGCAACTCGTATTTTAGGATATGGTGCGGATTACGAAGTGGAATTAACTGACCCATTTACATTAGAAACTCAAAAAGTAACTATTGATTTGGGTAAAGTACAAACGAAAGATATTGATACTGATGTATTGAGTTCTACAAATTCATATAAATTCACATTACCTTCAGATGGTAAAGAAATTGAATTTAAATTACTTACACACGGTGATGAGCAAGAAATAACAAAAGAAACTCAGGCATTAGAAAAGTTAAATAAAAATTCACAATCTTCATTTGATGTGACAACTAGATTGAAATATATGATTAAATCGATTGATGGTAATACTGATAGAGGATTTATAAATAGATGGGTTGTTAATGGGTTTTTAGCAAAAGATACTAAAGCGTTTAGAAAGTATGTTAAGGAAATTAGTCCTGATATGGATTTGACATTCCAATTTACATCACAAATAACTGGTGAATCGGAGGCGCTGGATATACCCTTCGGGATTAACTTTTTTTACCCTTCCAACTGATTATAAATCTCAACTTCATTCTCAAATTTGGGAAATGGTTCAATTTGGTAATGGATTCAATTGGTATGAGGTTTACCATATGCCTGTATATCTAAGAAGGTTTTATTTCAATAAATTAATAGAATTAAAGAAAAAAGAAGCCGAAGAGATGAAAAAAGCTCAAAGTAAATCTAAAGTGAGGATGCGTTAATCCTCACTTTTTTATTATACAATATTTATACAATATAAATGGATAAACTATGTCAAAAGAAAAACAACCAATAAAAGAAGGTCTATTCAGTTCGGCAAAAAAATTTACTGATGCATTTTTTGATGGATTGAAACAAAATGCAGTAAATAAAGCATTAGACCAAGCAAAACAAAATAAATTCCCACCCGATGTAATCGATGCCATGGAAAGAATTGAAAAAGAAAGTGATACTCTTAATAAATTAATACAAAAGTATTCAAAATAATTCCATAAATGGCGGAAAATTTAGATAAAGAAAAACAAAAAGCTATATTAGCTTTTGCAAAAGCTAGACAGGAACAAAAGCGCCTTGAACAGGAAGCACTACAAACTGGTGTGGATATGACCGCTCAAATAAAGGCTCAAAGAGATTTGGCAGCTGAGCAACTTAAAGTAGTTAGAAAACTAAATCAAACTAGATTAGATGGATTAAAAAGTGCGGAAAGTTCACTAGGTAGTATGAGTGGCATATATCAAAATCTAAATAAATTTGAAAAAGAAAGAATTAAAAATACATTTACTTCAAAAGATTTAACAATAGAGCAAACCGCTTCATTGAATAAAATGGCTGAAATTAATAGAAGTATTTCTCAATTAACAATAGATGATATAGCCGGTCATGCTGCTTTAAATCAAGAATATAAAGAAATCCAAGCCAGCTTGGGTAATATGAGTGAAGAAGATAAAAAAATTATTGAAAATTTAAAAGAACAAAATACGCTCGCTAGAAATTATGGGAAAATGACAAAAGCCCAAAAGGATTTTTTAGGAAAGCAAATAGCGGTATATGACGGTATAAAGGATACGATAGGTGGTATATTAGAAACTGCAAGCTTATTAACATCTAATTTTAAAGGAGCTTTGGGGGCTGCAATTATTGGAGTTGGGTTTGGTTTGGATAAATGGGGTAAGAGTGTTAGAAGTTTTGGTGGATATGTAGATTCGGCACAAATATCAACATTTGCTTTAGGATTCGCATTTAAAGATGCGGAAGAAACGGCAAAAGGATTATCTAAAGAATTTGGTGGATTAAAAGATGTATCATTTACTACTCAGTTGAATACCAATTTAATGGCAACTAATATGGGTATTAGTGGTGCTGAAGCCGCTAACGTTGTTGGTAACTTTGCAAGAATGAACGATGGGTCTGCTTCAACTGCTATGGATATGGCAGCAACCACAAAAGCATTGGGTAAAGCCGCTGGTGTTCCGATTGATTCTTTAATGAAAGATGTTGCTGGTTCAACAAAAGCATTTGCAGAATATGGTAAGAATGGTGGATTAAACATGTCCATTGCCGCAGTAGCAGCTGCTAAGATGGGTGTTAGTATGGATTCAATGGCCAAAGTAAGTGATAGTTTATTAGACTTCGAAACCTCTATTAATAATGAGATGGAATTGGGGGCTATGATGGGTAAGCAACTTAACTTAGATAGAGCAAGGGGATTGGCATATGAAGGAAATATGACTGGTGCTGTAAAAGAAACATTGAATCAACTAGGTGGTATAGATGCATTTAATAAAATGGATATTTTCCAAAAGAGAAAAGCGGCAGAACTATTGGGATTATCAGTTGATGAGTTCCAAAAGATGGCAGCAAATTCTGATAAGATATCTGAGAATGGTGAAGCTAGTGTTTCCAAATGGAGTACTTTCTGGGAAGGAACTACAGCATTTGTAACTGGACCATTGGCTGGTATGGCTAAAACATTTGGTAGTAGTTTAATAGCAATGGGTCAGATGAGTCCTATGTTGAAAGATATGGGTATTAATATGGGTGGTATGGCCAAACAAGCGTTTGAATGGGTTAAAAATTTAATAAAAGGAAAGGCAATAGCGAAAGTAACCGATTCGGTATCTGGAAAAGCAACCGATGCGATAAAAGATAAAGCTACCAGTGCTGTAAAAGATAAAATGGGTGGTATTGCACAGGATAAAATAAAAGGAGGAGCGACACCAGATCCAGATAAGGCTAATAAAATGGGAAAAATAAATGGACCGGCATTAATACAAGCCGCAGCCGCGATGTTAATTATGGCCGCGGCCCTTTGGGTATTTGCAAAAGCAGCACAAGAGTTTAGTGGTAAGATAGATTGGGGTAATGTATTTATTGGTATTGCAGCGATGGCCGCATTGGGCGGGGTAGCGGCATTATTAAGTTTAGCAGGACCAATGATATTAGTTGGAGCCGCGGCATTATTAGTAGCATCGGCTGCATTCTATGTATTTGGACTTGCTTCACAACAAGTGGCAATTGGTATGAATATGTTGGGA